ATTTTGTTAACATCGCCTGAATCAAATATTAATATAGAAACTTTTCCAGTGGTGTTTTCAAAAGTTGATAAAAACAAATCATCTGGAATAGCGTCTTCAATACTTGCTATTGTATGTATAGCCCCAAACAATGGTAAAGTGTGATACTCGTCCGCCATGTCTTTTACAAATATTTTATAAGACTTGGCCCACCAAGGGTGATCGTTGTTTATTCTTACTCTAAACCTAGTAGATTTGTCTGCGAAAGATCTATCGACTGTTATTATAGAGTTTCTACTAGTTAACACAGGTGTTTCTCTACCTAAATAGTCTCTATAAACTATACCTATTTGATAAGTTCTACCTGATTTTATAGACTCTTGAGGTCTACCGTAGTTATCATTAACTCTGTAGTATTCTTCGTATGGTGTAGAAGTTCCATCAACATCGGTCAAACCTATTTGCACTAGCTCTCCGTTTACGTCTAGTACTGTAGTTAATATTTGATCTACATAAGTGTAAAGCGAAACGCTAAGGTCTACGTCGATTTTTGTTTTAGCATCTTCTAAATCAAATCCGTAAACATTTCTCATCATAGATTCATTGTAATCTACGCCTGACTCTACGTTGTAATCTTGTAAGTAGTTACCATATATGAGCCTATTACCGATTATTTCTTGACCTAGAGCTTGCCTAGGAACAGTGTCGTAAGGCCTAAGTAACTGGTTAGAGTCTATTGTAGTTCCTAAAGCAGTGGAAACTACAGAGTGTAATCCTTTATATCCGTCTTCAACTATTTCATTAAACTCATTTGTTTTGTAGTCGTATTTTTCTAATCCGTATATATTTACGTTACCATCTCTTTTTTGAAGCAACTCTACAGCAACAACATCTTCAGGAACATTTTTAGGTACCCAACCAGAAAGCTTTAAATACTCTATTTCGTTTGTTAACCTTATATAGTAGTCAGGCCACTTAATACTTTGATTTATTGCTCTAAACGCTGTTCTTGAAAAAGGTGAAAATCCAGAATATTCACCATCCGGATATTGGTATCTATAACCAAATCTATTAAAAGAATCTTGTAAAACAGTATCGTGGAAATAATCTCCTCCACCAGTGTCGCCTTGACTAGTTACGCTTACAGCCCAAACTTGAGGTAACTCAGGGCCAAAAAATCTATCAACTTGACCTGGAACTGGAGGTAAGGCGCTAAAGTGAGCGCCATGAGCTGCGGCTAAATTTACTACATCTTCCGCTGATAAAAATGGCGTTGAGTTAGGTCCAGTAAACTTGTTTGTATTATACAGGCAAGCCGCGTTATAGCCAGCGTTAGTTGTTCCGTTACCATAGCCGCATAAATCAAGTCTGAAAGGGCTAAACTGCTGGCAATTGTTTTGTATTATTTCTATAGTAACAATGTAGTTTGTAGCTGGTTTACCTTCTGGATCATTAAAAAAAGTTCCTGAACCAGCGCTAGTAGTATCATAAACTAAATTATTATCGATCATTTGATCTCTAAGAGCTATAAACTCACCATAAGGAACTCCAGCCTGCTCATCATCTTCTGGCCTTACTACAGTATTAAGGTATCCTAGTTGTTCGTTTATTTTTTCTACTCTTATTACCTTAGCTTTAACAGTGTCTCCCCAGCCATCGCTTCTTCTGTGACCCTGAACAAGTTGACCTACGTTAGTATTGTTTTGGGTTGGATCGTCAGATCCACTTAGCATGCTTGAATACGTGCTAGCAACAAGATCAACGTATTCTCCAGGGAATATTTGACTTGGGTATCTACCTCTGTACGAGTCAGAGTTAGTTGTATTACCTTTTCCTACTAAAGTTACCTCGTCTCCAGGTCTAAACCCGCATTGTCCAAATATAAATTTACCTTCGTATAAAGGCGCGCCCGTTTCTTCATCAAAATCACCGTTACTTAAACCATCTGAATCTGCTAATCCTCCTTCAAAATATTCTCCAAAGTTCCAAGGAAAATTACTTACACCACCGTGTTCCATTGTATCCCAACCCGACAAGCCAAGCTCGTTTTCTGTGGATGAAACAGGGCTACCATCTAATGGATCAAAATACATCAACGCGTTATCTAGCGGATCAATAGTCAGATCAGTGCCATAATAGTCGTTGGCATACTCAAACTGCTCGTAGAAAGGTTGGAATAGTCTACCTTGATTAATACCGTCAACATAGTATTCAACTTCCATAGAATACCCGTAAGTAATTCCTGTGTACCCTATTTCCGCCGGGTTGACGTCTGCAGCTAAAGTGTTAAATGCCGCTGGTAAATATGCGTTACCGTAAGCTTCTGCGCCGTAGTGATAACTTTGATCCCACTGCTTTTCTATTGATAAAATAAAATCACTTTCGCTAGCAGCGCCAGCTATAGGATACCCAAAGTTTGGCGGTCCAGCGTAGCCTTGAGCTATTTCGTCAGCTGAAGGTAAAAAGTTACCAGCACCATCAGCAACCGCAGCTTCATTGAAAGCAGCAACAACAAATTGAAGTTGATGCCCTGGTTGTAAAGACGGATGTATAGGAAAAGGATGCGTCATTACCCCTTTTGTTCTACCACCTACTATTCTATTAGTGTAAGTAGCTATATCTGTTAATACTTTTGGCGGCTCTTCAGGGTTAGGTCTTATAACCGTAATGTGAGGTTCTATTATTCCACTTTTTTTAACGTAGCCTTTCAAGCCGTAAGTAAAGTCAGTTGAATCTCCATCTACAACTAATCTAGTATGCAAAAACTCATTAGAGTTAATCCAAGCTGGCAGTGACTGTCCATCAAGAGTTAAAGAGCAAGATCCAACTTTACTTCTATGTATATTTATTCTTTTCGGCTCACTTTTATTATCTGAAAAATAAAGTATTCCATCTAACACGTTTAAACCGGTTATCGTGTATTCTGAGTTTAAAGAATTATCTGATATTAATCTTTTTGATCTAAATCCAATACTAAAAGCTGAAGCAACAGGTAGATCTATTAACGCAGGGCCCACGGGATTACCAACGACAAACGGAGATTTAAAGTGTACTGTAATATAATTTACTCCATCTATATCAACCGAAGTTCTATCTACGTAGTCTACGTAAACAGCATCTTGAGTCCATACGTTTTGCTCGTTAAAAGGAAATTCATTTTCAGCAAGCGGATCATTACCAATGTTAACTAATAACACTCGCATGTCTTCTCTAATGTCCATGTATTCTGCGAACGACTCCATGATAAATAAAGAAGTGGTAGTGCTGTTTACAGTACCTTCCGGCAGTTTACATACTAATAAACTTGCGTTTATGTGGTGGACATCATTAAAAACTATTTTAGATCTACTTGCGCTAGGTTTGTCTAACTCGTATATAGTGTCTGCTATAATATCTACGTACCCGTTATCTTCTAGTAATGGTTCTTCGCCAACGTTTATGCTACTTACTAGGTTTTTAGAAACATTATTTTTTACAAAGTAGTATAACTTTTCAGTTTCTTTATCTACTACAGATCCTATTACTCTTTTGTATATGCTAGGATTAGTGGCGTTGTTGTGTTCGCTTATTGGGTCTACGTTAACGTTAGATTCTATTGAATTTATAGAACCTTTATCTGAGCCACTACCACTAGCTATCCTTACGTTTAAGGCTTCTCTATATTCACCTTGAGAAACTAATCTTTCATCAACGTCAAGGTTCATTCCAGCCTTAAGAAATCCTTTTTTAATCTCTGGCATTTACTAGTGTTTTATTTGTTTAGATCTGTTTCTTAATACTTGAGCAAACTCTTCTAGTTTAAAGTTTGAAAGCCTTAGCTTAGCATTTCTTTTTGCAGCAAAAGCCTCTTTCTTATATCTAGCAACTACATTTAACGGAACATTGGCTTTGGTGTTTAATATATTCCAAGCTACGTGTTTATATAGCGCTTCTTCAGCAAACTTATGCACTTTCATTTCGTACTCAGTTCCAATTCCGTCGCTAATATATTTTACTATAACTACTTCTCCTGAAAGAGCTGAGTCAAAGTGAATTCTACCTTTTAAATTGTCTAGAAAAAAGTTTCCGTTAATTTGAGCTCTACTAGGTTCAAGACCGTATCTTCTCCCAAAATTATCAGTAAGCTCATGATCTTCGTCGTGATCTAAGTTTATTATTTTATCTGAAGTATTACTTTTAAACCTAGAAAAAGTCTGAGATTCCGTCTGTATAAATTCTACTTCTTCTTCAAATCCAGTACCAATATAACTACTTAATGTTACTATAGGATTTGCAGCGTCGGCTCCATTAGCTTTTATAGATGTAATCCAAGGCATAACCTTATGTCTTTGACCAGCTAAAGCGCCGCTGTCTTTTTTTATATCTAACAGCAAACCTACTTTAATATCACTAACTGAAAATCCTGAACCAAAAGCTGATATTCTATATTTAGGATTATTTGAAGAGGTGGACGCTATATTTTTTATAGTACAAGATAAAGCCGTGTTAGAAACTCTAGGTTTGTATCTAAATATATCGTCTTGACCATCACCATCTGTGTCAAAATCTGGTTCACCATCTTGGTTTTGTCTTATTGAAAAAGGATTACTAGTTTTTGTTTCTGGGTAAAGTATTCTTTCTATTCCATTGTTATCTACTCTACATATCTTAACGTAGTTGACGTAGTCTTTTGGAAAGCTCCATGTTAAATTTGGAGGAACTTCAAACTCTAGCGCTTTTATAGATCTAAACGTATCGTAAGAAAGTTCTTGCAAACCTCTTTGTGCAAAAAAAGCTACATCAGATCTTTTTGCTCTACTGATAAGCTTATCTTCTCCTACATACACAGTAAGAAAAGCGTTTATAAACGCTTCTAAGTTAGTATATTGGTATTGAGCTGCCTGACTAGTATCTGAATAGCCAGTGTCTCCGGCCCCTAAACCAAAAAGTTGCGAATCATGTATAAAGTCTTGTGCCATTTATTATAGTTTTTCCTGTTGTATTATGTTAGCTTCTTCTTGGGCGGCAAAGCCGGTTATTCTATCTTGAGATAAGGTTATTCCTAAATACTTTAATATTTTAGCAACAAGCTCTGACTTATCTGAAACGTGTAACTCAAAGTTTTGACTTGCGCTTTGATTCCATATTGGCTTTGTAGCTGGGCCGCTACCAATCACGTCGTAAGCCCATTTTACTGGCAAAGGTTTTCTGATATACACAACTCTACACTCGTCGTTCTTGACTTGTGGCATCGTTGATCCTCCGTATTGATAACCTGTTGGATTAACAGCATAATCTACAGCTCCGACATACATAGTTATAAATGAGTTTGGCTTACCTTGAAAAGTGTACAAAGGCCTAGTTCCAGTAGGCCTAAGAAGTGGATTTGTCTTCATCATCCAAAACTCTTTTTCACTAACATATTGTGCTTCGCCAGTAACGTTTGGACTAGCTAGAGTTCCGTCGTCATGATAAACTGCTACTATTTTATAAAAGTCACTAGGTAAAAGTATGCTAGTTCCGTCTGCAGCTAGGTTAGCTGCGCCAAAATAGTTTTTTTCAAACTTTTCTATTTTTTCTTGTATTATATCTAATCTGTCTGAGTGACCAGTATCATTACCTCTAACTCTAGTTAAAAGATCAAGATCGTAGAAATAGTTTTTAAATATCTCATCTTGCGCGTAGTTTGCAAGCGTGTTGTATTCTTGAGGCGATAAATATCCTCTTTTTTCTTTATTAGTTATAGCTAATACTCTTTGATATACGTCGTTTACACTTATCGCCATATTTATTTTTTTTTATAGTTAAGCAACCACCCCGGAGAGTGGCTGCTCTACCATAAGATGATTACGCGTTTAAACGCTTTTCAATATTGGAGTATATCTCCATACCTTCATCAGTTTTAAACCACGCGGCTAAAGCTGAATAAGGGTGTTCGTCAAATGGAACTGTCATTAATTTTCTATCGTTTGAACCCCATGAAAAAGTTCTTTGATCTGAAGATAATCTCAGTATACCCATTTCAGTAGCTCTAATACCAAAGTTTCTAAGAACTACATTTTCATCATTTACTAACTCTAAGAATAATTCTGGATTTTTCTTAGCATACAGTAGTAAATCTCTTCTAAGTTCCTTAGAACTCATGTCTGATACTTTAGATCCAACCTCTACTCTCATGATAGCTTCAGCCATATCAATATCAATAGACTTAGCAGCGTTTAACGCTTCTATTTCTATTTCTAGCCAAGCTATTTCGTTCACCGCTTTCGCTACTGGCTTTTCTTCGTAGAATAATGAATCTCTATCAGGGTGGTAAAGTGAAAGAAGTTTCTGCAAAACAGTTTTTTCTCTTTCAACAATCAATATTCCGTTTCTGAATATAACATGCTCTAATCTTTGATCGCCAACCATTTCATCAACAAAAACAGTTTTTTGATTTTGACAATACTTAAGCTCTCTTTCGTAACCTTTTTCTTCATCAAACCAATGTATATTTGCTGATCTAATAGATCTTGACAAAGGTCTTTTTCCACCTTTTAACCTATATATTCTGTCTTTTATCTCCCAACCATCTTCAAGAGTCTTGTATTTTTTCTCAACTCTTTTTGGTTTTTGTACGACTGGAGCTTCTTCAGCGACAGTTTCTTCAATAGTGATAGGTTTCATTTCATTAGTAGCTTTTACTTCAGGCGCTACTTCAGCCTTTTTTGTTTGCTTTTTAGCCATGATATAATATAATAAAAAATTAATAAAAAACTACCCCACCCGAAGGCAGGGTAGCTTAAAAAGTATTTCTACTTCATTAACATAAAGTTGTTAGCACCTTGAGTAACTAAACATCTCTCTGATAAGTAGTGAACTTGCATTGCATCAAGCGCAGATGTAGTAGCTCCAACAGAACCAGTAACCCAAGTTTTCATTCTTCGGTCATCAGTTTGAGAAGCTCTATAACGTACGTGTAAGAAAGGACGCTTAAGGTTCTTTCCTAAAGCTTGATCGTAAACAGAAGATACACCAGCTGGGATAATAACACCACGGATAGCTGCGCTACCTGCTCTATCATTAATACCACCACGTGTAGCTTTGTCGTTTAAGTAACGGAAGTCAGACTTATAGAAGTCATAAGATCCTCTACGGAAACCAGAGAAGCCTAAGTTTAATGCCATATCTTCAGAGTTATCAAATACACCGTAAGATGTACCACCAGCTCCGTAAGAGTTCATAGAAGCTAACATATCGTCGATAGCCAAGCTTGTAGCACGGTTAACGAATAACATGTTTTCTTCAATAGCACCTTGCTTATCAAATTCTGCTAAGATAGCATCAAACTCAGCTAAGTCAGTAGCAGCGTTAACACCAGTTACACCAGAAGTAACGTTACCTCTAGACTCAATAGCAGCGAATAAACCTTCAGTACCAGAACCACCAGCACCAGAGTCAGCAGCGCCTCTAATTTGACCGTTATCACCAAAACCAATAAGAGATGCAGCAGCTGTCTTTTCAGCCTCTAACATAGACATCTCTAAGTAATCAGTAAAACGAGCACGAGTATCACCTTCAGCTTTCAAGTACCAGAAGTAACCGTTTTGTCCTTCTTCACCAGAAACTTCAACCCAACCAATTTGAGATGCATCAGATCCAGAGATCTCATAGTAATCTTTCATAATGATTGGCTTATTGCTGAACGACTTAAACTGTGGTTCTAAAGCTCTTCTTTTGTTAGATCTGAAAGTACCAGTATCATCAGTATACTCTTGACCTTTTCCATACTCAGAACCAATAACTAATAAAGTAGCAGTTCCATCACTTAAAGTTGATAAAGCAGCAGTAGCATAAGGCTCAACTGAAACAACATCTGATTCTGGAGTTTCAACAACTAGTGCTTTAACTACAACGCCAGATTGAGCGATTAATACAACGTCGTTAGTTCTAATACCATGAGTAGTAGTTATTGCATTACCATCGATGTCTGTTTGTACAGTAAAAGTACCGTTAACATCACCGTCAGCATCAATTTGTCCAACGTAAGATAAATGTAATCTTGACTGCTCAGACCAAACAACTTGATCAGAAGTCATAGATTCTTCAGCGCCTACTTGTGCAAGAAATCCTGAGATAGTTCTGTTTCCAAAAACCTCAGCTTCTTTTTCCATAAGCTCTGGTAAGTATTGCTGTGCCCAGTCATTTCCTGCACCGGACGCAAAATCGATATAGTTTGAAGCTAGTGTTTGTTGCTGAGGAGCAGCTACACTATTTAACAAACTTCCACCTGTAATTGACATAATAAATAGTTTTTAAAGTTAAATTATTTTTTGTTTTTAATTTTAAACTTAAAATCAGAAGAATTATTACCAAGAACTTTAAACTTCATACCTCCAGATTCAACCCCACTGTGAGATTGTCTCGGGTCCATACTAATGTTTTTAGCCTTAGATACAGTATCTTTAACAGCGTCAGCCTTGCCTTGCTCATAAAAATGTTTTGCAATAGCATCTGGGTTCATCGCTGTAAAAAGCGACTTATGGTAATCCCTAGCGTTGTTTATAGTGCCATCTTCGCCAAGAAACTTTCCTACGAAGTTGTTTATGTCACTCTGACTAGTTTTTACTTTTTCAACGTTGTCTATGTTAAATCTGTACTTTTTATCTCCAACATTATATTCAAAACCTTTGAAACTGTTGCTAAAGACTTCGTTAGTCTTATTATCAAAAGCAGATTTAGCTTTTTGTTGATACTGTTTTTTAGTCTCTGACTCCTTGTTGTATCGGTTGAAAAAATCTACGGCTTTCTGTTGCTCTTTCGTAAGCTTCGATCCAGCTTTGATTTCTTCGTAATATTTAGACTTTTGCCCGTCTAAGTAGGCTTTCGCTTCAGCAACTTGCTCTTTTAAAGCGATTTTCTTTCTTCTTATATCTTTCTCATCATCTACATCTTCGTCGAAATTAAAGTTTTCTTCCATTAAAAAACTTATTTCTTCAGCGTCAAGATGAGGTTTAGTTATCTTATAATATTCCTGCAAAGCTGTAAGATTATCCATTTTAGAATAATCTTGATTTAACCTAGCATAATCTTGTATACTACCGCCAGTTTCTTCCATAAAATCAACTAGCTTTTGTATGTTTTCTGGCAAAGGTGTTCCAGATGCTTCGGCTTCTTCTACAGCTTCTTCTACTTCGCTAACTAGCTCTTGTAAAGCTTCGCTTGGCTCTTCGTCATTAACTTCCTCTAATGCTGGAGCTTCTTGTGCTTCACCTTCCGCCTGTACTTCTTCTTGTTCCGGTGCGGGCTCGGTAGCTTCATCGCTTCCAGCCACTCCTGAGTCGTCAGCCGAACTGTCTGCAGTTTCTTCTTCATTTTCTTTAGGTTCTAGTGGTTTGTTTAAGTCTACTTTAATAACGGTATCGTCACCTTCCGACTTAAATTTAGTTTCTTCTTGTTGAGTTTCCTCAACGTTTTCTAGTTCTTCTTGCATAATATAAAATATAAATTAATAATTACCTAGGTGTAAATCCACCTAGCTCAATACCGCCTAGTATATCATTACCTGACGACTCAAACTTTTTAGGTGAACCACCTGTCTTTCTTTGGTCTATAAGTTCTGATTGTTGAGACGCTTGTATTTTAGTTCTTTCGTCTTTTCTGTCTTCCTTTTGCTTTTCTCTATCTTTTATGGTTTGCATCTCCATTTGTCGTATCTGCATGTTCATCTGAAACTCTAGCTGCATTAAGTCTTTTTTAACTTGAGCCTCTGTCATTAGCTTTTTAGTCTCTAATTCTGACTTTACAGCTTCTAACTCTGCTTGAGATTTAACCAATACTTGTTGTTTTTGCATGTCTGCTTGCGCGGCTTGTTGAGCAGCTCTAGAGTTCGCCGCAGCTTGCATTTGTATATTCCTATCAGCTTTAGCTTGATCGCTAGCTTCTTTCTTTTTTCTTCTAAGCTTTAACAGCTGATTAGCTAGCTTTACGTTTCTAATATCTCTTATGTCTATAGCGTCTTCTAGCTCTATAGTTTTTTGAGCTAAAGCAACTTGTATATTGTTTTCAAGCATTTGCTTTTCTTCTTCATCTGGCGCTAGCTCTAAAAATATACCAAAGTCGTAAAGATGTAAGTTAGATAATTCTTCTAGCACAGCCACGTTGTGAGCTCCTATGGCTTGAATAAATGCATCTTTTGTTGGTGAATACTCTATAACATCTGATATTCTTAATGAAAGTTTCTCTGCGATTTCAGTAGTCAAGAACATGCCAGCATTTAATATATGTCTAGTAGCTGTGTTTGAGTTTGCGGCAGCAAGCTTTTGTATACCTACTAACGCATTTTTATCAGGCGTAGACCCGTCTCTAGCTTCGTTGAGCCCGGTCGTATCACGTATCATCTGCAAGTAGTAGTTGTAGTTACCTATTAAAGCTTGTATTTTATTACCTCCGCTTCCACTAGTTATTTCTTGTATAGGCACTTTACCTCTATTTGGATCTCCATCTTGAGTCAAAGATCTACCTATAATAGAACCTGTTTGGAAGAACATATTTAAAGCTTCTTGTGGATTGTAGTTTGTGCCGTTACCTAAATCTATTTCAGCTAAACCATCAGCGTCTAAGTAAATACCGTCTGGTATCATTCGTGACATTACTTGCTGCAACTTTAAGTGAGTTAGCTGTATCATATCAGCAAAACCTGTTATACGACTAACTATAGACTCTATTCTACCCTCGTACATTCTAGGCGCGACTATGCTGTAGTTCATTTTTACTTTACTATAATCGCTTTTAGGCCTAATCATATTTTGGGCCATCTCCCACTTTAAAAGTTTATCAGATCCAACTATACAGACACCTTCGTATAATACTTCAACTTTTTTAGAAACTTTAAAGTAATCCTCTACACCTTCAGGCGGATTAAAAGTATCGTCTTTTTCAATGGCTTTTTCAGCACCAGACCTAGTTTGTTTTACTTTGTGAACATGGCTAGAGTAAGTTTTGTAATTAAAATATAATACTCTAATAGTTCCTTTATCTCTATATGTTTCACCTCTACCGTGCGATGTTACTTTATTCTTT